TCCTCTGGACCAGCTTATTTATCCTAAGCTGCCTTCTACGAGAAGAGATCCTGGCGCGCAGATGCTTATGGTATTCCTTAGAGTTGGGGCCTTTGATCCGCATCCTGCTATCCCCTCTTACTTTAGCTGGGAAGGGTTAGAGTCCAGCCCCTGGGTGCAAAAGGACCATGTGTAGGATCCTTGGCCAGACTGTAGGTGAGTGTTCTACCTCTATCGCAGAAGCAGCAGCGTTCAGTGACTTCCATCTGTCCAGTATCTCCAGAACGGAAGTTGTTCACCATAGCCTGATGCCAGCAACAGGACCGCTCTGCATTAGCAGGACAGGGATTCTTGACGGGCTCAGGTTCATCTTTTTCTTCGAGGGGCATACCTTAAATTCTTTCTAGGGTCCCATCACCCTTGGGAAAATATGGGCGGTTAGAAGGTTGATCCTGTGGAGCAGGAGGGGGAGTGTCGTCTTCATGATTAAGAGGATTGGAGATCAAGCCGTAATGATACCCCAAGGTAGCTACTAGATTAAATGGCCACACACACAGATGATACAGTTCATGTCGTATGGTCATCAGAGGACGCCCTACTTCTCTATTCCCCACTTGTAAACCTAGAACAAAAGATATTCCTAACGCCACGTAGAGCTGGATGCCTATCAATGCTTTCTTCATCTATTCATTTCCTGCCTGTACTCCCATAAGCAGCCTCAAAGGTCATTTAGATTATCTCCTCTATTTCTTTTGATGTTTTAAGTAGGTAGGTGCTGGGCTTGATTCCAGCTTGGAAGTGGGTAGGATATCTTCCTACACCACTTCAGATTAAATGGGGTAATCAACCGTTTGCCCATTCATATCTTTTCCTTGGCAGGGTTGACATAATCTGCCTTCGGTCCTTCCCGAATGACCTACCATCTACAATATACCCCTGCTTGCCGCTTGCCGCAAGGGGTTACAATAAATAAATGGCTAAGTCCATCTCTATCAACGAACTCATAAAGAACCCTGACCTTATCAAGAACTTCACCACTCCCCAGCAGCTAACACTGCTGCAGGCTCTACTCCCCGTTGTCAAAGGTAAGGGGGCTAAGGCTTCCATTCCAGACAACCCAGCAGACTTTGCAGAAAAGTATAGTGAAGGGAGATGGAAGTGTGCCCCCCATCTACGTCTTCTTTCTGACTGGCTGGTAGAAGCAGACAAGGGGCTTAAGTCTAGAATCATGGTCTCTTTACCTCCGCGCCACGGCAAATCAGAATTCATTTCCTTCTGGTATCCAATCTGGTTGCTAGCCAGAGATCCTACAAAGAGGATCCTTCTGGCCTCCTATGAAGCAGAGTTTGCTGCTCAGTGGGGCAGGAGAGTCCGAGACAAGATTGAGGAGTTGGGGGATAGGATAGGGGTCTCCCTAGATTTTACAAGTGCTGCAGCCCATAGATGGTTCACCACAGAGGGTGGTGGGATGCAGACAGCTGGCGTAGGGGGGCCTCTTACAGGAAAAGGCGCAGATATTTTGATACTCGATGACCCAATCAAGAACGAGGAGGAAGCCTCCTCAGAACTGATGAGAGATAAGCTTCATGAGTGGTTTAAGACTGCTGCCTTCACCCGCCTTGAGCCTGGGGGTAATGTTGTCTGCCTTGCTACTAGGTGGCATTTTGATGATCTCTTGGGCAGGCTCGAAAAAGAATCTATACAAGCGGATCTAGCCTTGAGTCAGGGGGTCTTGCCAGAGACGCTGGACTGGGCAATTCTAAAGCTGCCTGCCACGGCAGAGCGGGGGGATCAACTAGGAAGGCCTCTAGACGAGCCTCTATGGCCCTCTCGCTTCCCCTCAGAGGAACTAGCCAAGATCAAGCGGCAACTCTCTCCCTACAACTGGGCCTCGCTTTATCAACAAAATCCAGTCCCCGAGGGTGGTGGTGAAATCAAGGAAGCTTGGTTCAAGTTCTACCAGAATCCTCCAGAAAACTTTGAGATCATGATCCAATCCTGGGATATGGCCATGACTGAGGAGGAGAAATCCGACTACACAGTAGGCCAAGTCTGGGGAAGGAAGGGGGCAGACCTATACCTCTTAGACCAAGTGCGCGGAAGGTTCTCAATCATCGAAATTCTGCGTCTAGTACGCAATTTCTCCCAGAAATACCCCAAAGCAGTAGCCAAGCTCATCGAAAACAAGGCTCTAGGCCCTGCTGTAATAGGGATGTTGCAGAAGGAAATCCCTGGAATAGTCCCAATTAAGGCTATTAAGGGGAAATTCCTCCGCCTCCAAGGGGTAATTCCAACTATAGCTGCAGGAAACGTCCATCTCCCCCATAAAGACCTATTTCCAGCCATCTTAGAGTACTGCAGTGAGCTTTCTGCCTTCCCCCAAGGCACCTATGACGATCAAGTAGACGCCACAGTCCAAGCTTTGACCTATCTTCAGCCTGCAATGTGGTCAGAACTGCAGCGAGACTGGCGAGAAGCCAAGGAAGGCCCCGCTCTATCGTCTACAAAGCAGATCCAGAACCACGGATTTACAGCTTGGGTCAACAAACGCCTCAGAAGGTCTCAGTATGAAGCCAACCGCCCAGCTCGGAGAGTTCGTCTCTAGCTCCTTGCATATATATGATATTTTAGAATCAGCCTTTTAGGGGGATTCCTTGTTTATTTCCAATAGCAGCTACAATGCTTTGCTGACTGCCTACCAGAAACTAGCTTCTCAGCTTACCGACACTCAGAATAGTCTTCAGACAGAGCGAGAGGCTACAGCTAAGGAAAGGAAGGAGCTAGTGGACCGAATTCTAGCCCTTACCAACCCCATAGCGCATACCTTAGTTAACCCAAGAGTTAGCACGCAAGGTTCTAGCATGGTGAGACCACGTTCCCTATACCCAGGCTACTTCCCAGGACGCTCAGCTCCTGCGGTTACCCAAGTAGACCTAGACGCTGCCCTCCCTAAGCACAATGAAGACAGCTAAGGTAGACAAGACTCATAGGTTCCCGGATCTTGATGCCTCTGACGAGGAAATCCTAGGATTCAAGTCCCGCTACTTCAATTATAAGTCCACCTTTCGTTGGCGGCATATGGAGCGGATGGCTCTCAACTCTCACTACTATCTAGGTAGACAGTGGATTGAGCCTGACTCAGCTGTAGGAGCTAACTCTACAGGAGGCTATGGCTTCCACGATCTCCGTTTTGCCTCAGACGACTACTACAGCTTCCCTCGTCCAGTCTCTAACCGAATCCGCCCCGCAGTAGACGTAGAGATGTCTGCTCTTGGAATGCGGGAGATGTACCCCAAGGTCATTGCCAACTCCAAAGACCCTCGGATAGATGCTGCTGCCAAGATAGCGCAGGATATCCTTGACGACCGACTTAGGAAGCTCAACTGGGCAGATACCAGAGATCAAGGAACTCTCCTAGGCATCATCACTGGCACCAGCATAATCAAGTCCTACTGGGATGCTGACTGGCAAAGCACAATCCTCATCCCTCGGGGAGGCACGGTGCAATGCCCCGACTGTGGGGAGGTCATGGCAGATAAGGCTGTATCCATGCCAGACTTTGAAGGCTCTGGCCTAAAGCATCTAGATACAGCCGATGCGATTACGACAGCAGAAGACCCCAATCCAGTGATGTCAATGAATCACTGTCCCTTCTGCGACTCAGAAGCTCCGCTAGAACCTTACCAAGCTAGTGACTCTGACCTAGGCAGCTCCGATAAGTTTGGAAGAACCCTTGGCGAGTCCCGCCCCAAGGGAAACACCGGGTTGGAGGTAGTTTCCCCCTTCGACTTCTTCCCAGACAACGGGGGAGTAGATACAACTCCCAACACTGCTCGCTTCTCTGGACAGGTAACTCCTCGCCCTCTCGATTGGATTGAACGTTATTACCCAGAGATGGCTGATGAAGTCAGTGCTGATGCCAACACTGCAGATATCTATCGCTACCATCCAATGCTTGGAGACCACGGTACAGATGGCTCCTACGTCATAGGCCAGAACCAAGCAGGGGAAGGTATCTATGATGACTACACTCGTGTCTGGGAGCTATATGCAGAACCCTCCCCGCGATTCCCTGAAGGAAGATCCATTGTTATTGCCTCAGACAAGGTACTGGAGAATGGCCCCCTCCTACTAGGAGAGGAAGTCAAAGTCCCCAAGGTAAAGTACTGCACCGCTCGCTTCATGGTGCGACACCGTGAGTTCTGGGGGCAGGGGCTAGTCGATGACTTGATCTCTCCCCAGAACCAATACAATGGTATGAAGGCCCAGCAGG